AGTGGCTGTACTGCATTGACATCAATCCCATTGTTAGATATATCAAATGGAACTATGTTTAATGGTATGTTTAGTAACTGTACTGCATTGACATCAATTCCATTGTTAGATACATCGAGTGGTACTAATTTTAATAGTATGTTTAATAGCTGTACTGCATTGACAACACTAGGAGGATTTGTAAATTTGGGGCAAGCATACTCTACAACAGCATCTTCAAATTATGCTAGTTATACTTTAAATTTAAATGTTAGTACATTAATAACACACGATAGTTTGATGAATGTAATAAATAATTTATATGATATTGCAACTAAAGGATGCAATACTCAACAATTAGTATTAGGAAGTACTAATTTAGCAAAATTAACTGCTGAAGAAATAGCCATTGCAACTAACAAAGGTTGGACAGTTAGTTAGAAAGGATGATATTATGACAATTATAAAAAGAAGTGAATTAAGATTATTATTAGCAGATGAGGGAAAGCATATACGTGCTATTAATGATGTATATGTACCAGAACATGAAGATGAAGAAGGGAATATTATTCCTGAACATTTTCCAGATTATGCAGAAATGATTTTTTTAGGAAAACAAGTTGATGAAACTAAAATTAATGAGTTATATGTTGAAGAAAATAAGTAATAAATGAAAGGTTGGTTAGTTAAATGAGTGAAGATTTAATCCGTGAAAAACTTGAAAATCATGAAAAAAGAATTGAAACACTTGAAAACAATACAAGTGATATTAAGACTGTTGTATATAGGTTAGATACGATGGATAAAAGGCTTGATACAATGGAAGGTAAGTTAGATTTGGCATTAAAAAAAGAAAATGATGAAAAAGGGAAAAAATGGGACAAATTAATTGATTATATATTCTATGCAGTATTAGGAATATTGTTAGCATACATTGCTTATAAATTAGGGTTTAAAAATTGAGGTGATTAAATGAAGCAAGCAATTATTAAATTGTTGAAAGTTAAAACAATATTATCCATGTTATTTTCAATTACGACATGTTATTTAGCGATAAAAGGTAAAATTAGTATGGAGACATTTATTGCTTTAACTGCGTCAATAATTACTTATTATTTTAACAAGAAAGATGGTGATAAGAATGAATGAAGAATTACAAAGAGAAATAACTCCACAAGAATTTGAACAAATGAAAAATAATTTTGGATATGAGGAAGGTGAAGGATAATGAACGATAGTTATAAATTCGAAAAGATATGTAAAAACATAATTGTTGACTATTTTAATAAAAATGTTGAAAAAACTGATGATGTAAAAATATCAATACAAGATGTATATGTTGTATGGATGTGTAAAACTTTAAAAAATAGTAAAGCATTATTAAGCACAAATATCCCAGATGGATTATATTACGAATTAACATATAATGGAGAAAAAAATGAAATATATGTTGATGTATATAAAAAATGGGAGAACTATGTAGTTAATAGTGATAATTTTAATGATAAAGCAGAGGTGGAATAAATGAGTGTACTAAAAAATGGATATGAATATATGACATCTGGTTATGGTAATAGAACTTATACAATGAATGGCAAGAAAGTAAGTGATTTTCATTTAGGAATTGATTTAATAAGTGCAAAATATGGAACCGATTATATTGTTGCTTTCGAAGATGGAAAAGTTACTTATGCAGGATACAACGGAAGTTATGGCAATGTTGTTTATATCGACCATGGAAATGGTTATCAAACACGTTATGCACATCAAAAATATTTAAATGTAAAAGTAGGACAAAATGTAAAAAAAGGTGATGTATTAGGCTATATGGGAGCAACTGGAAATGTAACAGGACCACATGTTCATTTTGAAGTTAGAATTAATGGTAATACAGTAAATCCTTACGATTATGTTTTTAATGGTAAACAATTTCCAATTACTGGTGATTATACAGGAGTTATAACATATCAGGCATATACTAATAAATGGTTACCAGAAGTTTATAAATGTGATAACACTGATTTAGGTTATGCTGGCATTGGAAAAGAACCAATAACAGGAATTAGAGCTAAAGCACAATATGGTAAAATCTATATTCAATCGCATGTAAAAGGTGGTAATTGGTTAGAAGAAGTATGTAGCGATAATTATTCTAATGGTAGTAGTAATTCATTCGCTGGTATATTAGGTAAAGCAATGGATATGGTTAAAATTAGAAGTACAAAGGGCTATGTAGAATATCGCGTTAAAACTTTAGAAGATGGGTGGTTAGCATGGGTTGATTCAAGAACCACAACAGGTGATAATTCTTATGCTGGAATAAAAGGGCATACTATTATTGGCATTCAAATGAAATAATTGACAAATATTAATTATTAGAATATAATATATTTGTTGCTTGTATTTGTTTGATTAATAAAAAAATATATCTTCATTGATATATTTTTTGTTGAAAAAATAATATATTTATGATATAATTAAATTGCGTTGTGATATTGAATATTTATTTTGAAGAAATTTTTTGTAAAATCTCGAATTTGTTTTAAAATTATAGTTGCATTCTCAGCACTTAACTTGGGTTGTTAAAAATAAGATATTCAATTTTGCATAAATATTTTGACATAGTTGAAAAACTATGTTTTTTTATTCAAAAAATATTTACATTATATTTAAAATATAGTATAATAATATTAGAAAGGAGGTATAAAAATGGAAAAAAAAGTTTATATTCATATTAAAATTAAAGAAGAACTTCGTAAAAAATTAAGAGATGAGGCAGAGGAAAAAGGCATATCATTAAATGCTTATGTTAATTTGATTTTTTCTGAAAGGAATAAATGACAAAAAAAGAATATTTAAAAGTATTAAATAATACATTTTCTGATTTTAAATTTTATGCTGAAGATCATCATTATGAATTTAAAGGACAAAGAGTTAATAAAAGTGTGACAGCATTAATTAGTGATTATTCTAATGAATTTAATGCAGAAGAAATTGCAGAAAAAGTTGCTGTTCGTGATAATAAAACTGTTCAAGAAGTTTTAGGTGAATGGAATTATAAAAATCAATTCGCTTGTAATAAAGGCACAAATGGGCATAATTTCGCTCAAAGTTTATGGAGTGGAGAATTATACCAGCCAATAGAGTTTGACCTGTCAGAGGGCTTTAAAATGGCAAATAATGCTATATATAAACAAGCAGAAAAATTTTATAATGATTATCAAGCAAGATTAGAACATTTGGCTGATGAATTTGTAGTTGGTAGTGAAGAATATGATATTGCAAGTGCTATCGACCATTTATTTATTAATAAATTGACTGGTGAATTAATATTGGTTGATTATAAAACAAATAGCGATATTCATAAATCAGAAAAATATGCAAAGTATATGAAAATACCTTTAAATAATTTGAAAGACTACACGTTAAATCATTATTACATACAACTATCAATTTATAAATTTTTAGTTGAAAAATATACTGGTTTAGTAATTGATGAAATGTTTATAGTATGGTTTAGTGAAAACATTGAAAATTATGAAATTATTGAAATACCTTATTTAAAAAATGAGGTTATTAAAATTTTGGAAAATAGGAGAGTGAAAAATATGAATAGTGTACCAGTTTTATTGGTAGGACCAAGTGGAAGTGGAAAAAGTACAAGTTTAAGAAATTTTAAAAGTGAAGAAGTTGCAGTTGTGAATGTATTAGGGAAACCTTTACCATTTAAAAATGATATTAAAGCTCCAAAATTAGATGATTATGGGCAAATATTAAAAGCGATTGCCGGAACAAAAAAGAAAACAATTGTTATTGATGACGCTGGCTATTTATTAACAAATGAATTTATGAATAAATCAAGTATTAAGGGTTTTGATAAATATAATGAAATGGCAAACAATTTCTTTAATCTTATAAATGGAATTAAAAATTTAGATGGTGGCAAAACAGTTTATCTAATAATGCACGAAGATATAGATGATTTTGGAAATGTAAAACCAAAAACAATAGGAAAATTATTAGATGATAAAGTAAATATACAAGGAATGTTTACGATTTGCATTAGAAGTGCATTTGATAATGGCAATTATATTTTTAAATTAAAAACAAATGGACAAGATTGTGTAAAAACTCCATTTGGAATGTTTGAAAATGATACAATGGATAATGATTTAAAAGAATTTGACAAAATAGTTCGTGAATATTATGAACTGGATAAAGAGGAGGGAAAATAATGTTAAATAATGTTGTATTAGTAGGTCGCTTAACAAGTGATATTAAAGTTGAAAAAGATGAAAGTGAAAAAAAGTTTTGCAAATTTGTAATTGCAATTCCAAGAAGTTTTAAAAATGAAAATGGTGAATACGAAACAGATTTTATTCCTATTATTGCAATAGGAGGTATAGCAGAAAATACTGCTGAATATTGTAAAAAAGGAGATTTAATAGGAATTAGGGGGAGAATACAAACTATTGTTAAGGAAGATAAACAAAGTATTGAAATAACTGCAGAAAAAATTACATTTTTATCAAATAAAAAGGTGGATGAATAATGGAAAATTTATTAATTGAATATACAAATAATGAGTTAGAATTAGGAAAAATTGAACAACAAATAAGTGCAGCAATTATAGATTTGCAAAACAAACAAAATGAATTACAAAATAAAAATAATGAAATCAGAGAACAAATCAAAAATTCTATGGAGCAAAATAATATTAAAAAATATGAAAATGATTTTATTGCAATAACATATATTGCTCCAACAACTAAAACTGTTGTAGATAGTAAAAAATTAAAAGAAAATTATATTGATATTTATAATGAATGTTCTAAAACAAGTAATGTAAAATCAAGCATTAGAATTTCAATCAAGGATATACCAAAAGAAAGCACTAATCAAGATAATACTAATGTTGAACATATATTAGACTAGGTGGTATATTATGATAGAAAACAATGAATGGATACAAAGCATGTTAAATAATATTATTGAACAAACTACAATTATAAAAAATGATTTTAATTATAATGGTAAAACTCATTTTGCATATATTTTGGAAAAATTAAAAAAGGCTCAATGGGATTTGGATGTATTAATTAAAATTGCTAATGATAAAAAGGAGGAAAGTGAATGAAAGAAACTATAAAAAAAATAGTTGGTTGTTTTGAAATAAAAAATTATCAAATGGAAGATTTTATTAATATATTATTAAATAATAATTATCTTATTGAAATTGAAAAATGCACTGAAAATTCTGTAATGATAACTGCATATAAAATAGTTGATAAAGAAAGTGAGGAATAATAATGAATTTAGGATTTGATTTAGATGAATGGAATAAAGTAACACCAATTGAGGCTGGTGATTTTGAAAGCCTCACTCTTGGTGGACATGAAATAATAATTGTGGATGCTAGATTATATACAAGTGATATTTCAAATAATACAAGTTTAAAAGTTAGTGTTGATATTGCAGGTAATGATAAGCAAGCCGGATATTTTAAAAAACAATATGATGAAAATACGGCACAAGATAAAAAGTGGAGTAATGGGGCTACAAAATATTTATCTTTAAAGAGTGAAAATCTCGCTTACACTAAAGGTTTTATTACAAGTCTTGAAAAATCAAATAATAATTTTAGATTTGATACAAAAAAAGGATGGGAACAGTTAAATGGTTTAAAATGTGCCGGTGTATTTGGTTTAGAAGAATATGAAGACAACGAAGGTAAAATTAAAACAGCAACAAAATTAATTCAATTTAGAAGTATTGAAAAATTAAATGAAATAAAAATACCTAAGGTAAAATTATTAAATGGAACATTTATTGACTATGATAAATATAATAAAAGTGAAACAAATAAAATTGAAGAAAATTTTGGAAATATAGTTGAAATTGATGATAGTTTTCTTGATTAAATAACTTTTTAAAAAAGTTATTTTTTTTGCATAAAATTAGTTTACTTTTAACTAAAATTATTATATAATTAACATATAGGAGGTAAGATAAATGAGATATATGTTAAGAGAAAATGTTGAAGTTGATTTTATGAACCAAAAAAGAATAGCACAAAGACTTGGTATTCACGAAGTTACATTATGCAACATTTTACGAAGAAAAATAACAACCAACAAGCCAACAGCAGTTTACATTGTTATTGTAAACGGTGGAACTGAAGCAGATTTAGACAAATATTTTGAATTGATAAAGAAATAAAGGAGATATTATCATGGCAAATAAAAGATATTATTGGTTAAAATTAGAAGAACAATATTTTGATTCAAAAATTCAAAAAGCAATAAAAAGAAATACAAATAATAATGATATACTTATTTGTTATTTGAAAATACAATTAAAATATTTAAAAACTGATGGTTTTATTGAATATCAAGGAATATGTGATGATTTATATGAAGAAATTGCACTTGATATTGATGAGGATGTTGACTTAATTAAGCAAACTATATCAATTTTAATTAAATATAAGGCTGTTGAACAAGAGGGAAACAATCTATATTTAATTGAAATGCAAGAAAGAATTGGGAGCAAAACTGATAGTGCTTTAAGGGTTGCAAAACATAGGGAAAAAATCAAAATGTTACAATGTAACATTGATGTAACAAAATGTAATCCTATAAAGAGAAGAGAAGAGATAGAGAAAGATAAAAGAGAAGATAAAAGAGTAGAAGTAGAGAAGACAACGACCACTACTACACAAAATGATATTTTTACATTTATTGAAAAAAATTTTGGAAGAACATTATCACCAATCGAATATCAAGAAATTGCAACTTGGCAAGATTGTGAATTAACAAGACATGCAATCACACAAGCTGTATTAAATGGTGTTCATAATATTAAATATATTTCGAGAATTTTAGAAAATTATAAAATTAAAAATATTCAAACTATTATAGATGCACAAAATAATGAAAAAAAATTCAAACAAAGAAATAGTAAAAATAATATTGAAATTAGTCCACAATGGATTAATGAAGATGTAGAAGAAGAACAAGCAACTGCTGAAGAAATTGCAGAACTTGAAGAAAGATTAAAAAAACAGTAAAATGTATCATATTAATATTTACATTATATTAATTTTGTAGTATAATGTAATTAGGAGGAGAGATATTTATGGAAAATTGGAATGAATGGTACGAAGAAAGACAACGAGAAGATTATGATGAATGGGCTGGGAAGACTGTACCAGCAGAAGATTATAATGAAGCACTTTATGAAATTGAAGATTTAAAGGAAGAAATTTCAAGAGTTGAAGAAGATTTAAAAGATGCAAGAGATGAATGTAAAAAGTTAATGGAACTTTTAAAAGAAATGGACAAAGAAATTTTAAGACTTGATAAATTAAAAAATAAATAAAATCACAATGCAAACTGTTAATTTATAAAGGTGGTTAAATGAATAAATTTATAATATTAACAGATACAAGGCAACAAAAAGAACAGCATATTTTAGAAGTGTTTGATAATGCTAGTATATTACATTTTAGAACTACATTATCAAGTGCTGATTATATGGTTATTAGATATAATCCTATTAAAGGATTTTATAAAGATTATTCAATTTTAGTTGATACTAAAAAAAATTTAGAAGAGGTTGCAAATAATTTATGTAATTCAAAAGAACATGAAAGAATTAGAAGAGAAATAGCAAAAGGTAAAGAACTTGGAGCAAAACAATTTATATTTTTAATTGGCGATGATAAAATTAATTGTGTTGATGATTTAAAAAAATGGGATAGTAAAAGAACAAAGGTAAAAGGTAGTACATTATTTAAAATTATGAATACAATGCAGAAAAAATATGGAATTAAATTTATTATTTGTAAAAAGAAAGATATGGGAAAATATATTTTAAAATTATTTAAAAAGGAGTAAATAAAATGAATTTTGACAAATATGGAGAAGTTATTAATGGAGAATATACATACAAAAAAATAGCAAATGAATTAATCACAAATGGTAAATGTATTATTGGTTGGACAGACCAAGGATATGACCATAGGGATATATTATTTACATATAAGCCTACACATTTAGGTGGACAATTACAAAGAGGATTAAAATGGTGCTATTTATATGTTAGCATTATAGGACATTGTTCTATTGGATTTTTAATTGAAAATGATTGTGATAATAAAAAATATAATGGTTATATCTTGGAAAAACTAAATCTTAGTGAAAATGATTGCGATATAAAAATATGTGATTTAATAAATGGTGTTATAAATGAAATTGATAATTTAAGAGGCGAAAAAAATGATTGATAGATTAACAAAAATAAAAAAAATTTTGGGTGAAAATTATCATTTATATATTAAATATAACCCAATTTATGAGCAAGTGGAATGGGTTTTATTTAAAAAATATATTGATTTAAACATATATTACAGCAAAGATAACAAGGCAATAATGAGTAGTGAAAAGAATACTATTAATGAATTATATGAATATGCAAAATCACATCATAAAATAAATGAGCATTGGGCTTTTAGAAAAATATGGATTTATTTATCAATTATGACAAATATAATATTTATTATAAATATAGTATTTATTCATAGTGGTATATTATCAGGAATAATATTAGGAGTTTATGTTAGTTTATTTTTAAATAATATTATTGGAAGTTATATTTTTAATAAAAATTTAAAAGTTGAAATGTTA